ATCGATACAAGGCGATTGCCAAAATATGGTAGGGGGGTACTGCTGCCATTCGCTTTGGCCGTGTGCGTCGTTTCTACGTCGAATACGATACCGTTCATTCTTGCTCCTCGAATCTTAAGCGTGCGAAGAACTCCGCAAACTTGTATATCTGTTCTTCGCTTAGGTCAGGCCACCGCTTCCGTGCGGCCAGATACTCTTCGTCGAATAGACGCTTAAGTATCTCTTCATTTTGTTTGTTTTTCATACTACATACCATCTGCTGTCATAAGAAGAAAGAGACAGGCAAGACCTACATTGACAAGATCTAAGCCCGACACAAGAAAACCTATCGCTATCAGAGGAAAGAATATTGGAACCATCAGTAATACACTCCTCTGCGTACGTCGATCTGTGAGTTGATCATGCCGTGATAGCCGTTGAGCTTGTTCTTCGAAATACAGATGTGCCGTACGGTATTCTCCACCTCACTCGATCCGGTCTTGCCGATACCGATGATGATGTCCGCCTCTCCCGCCTTACCCGTACGTGAGTTGTCGAGCATAGAGTAGTCAATAAATTGACGATCGTGAGCCTCGTAGCTTGCCTGACTGACGGCCCAGACAAGACACTTGTTGCGCTTTGCTATCTCGCGCGCAAGGACGTACGTTTGCTTGAGGCGCTCGTCACCACGATTATACTCACCGCCGATACGAAACTTATCTAGCTGATCAGCGAAGATGATGTCGGGCTTGTTGAGTTTGGCATAGTCATCGAGTTCTTCGATAGACGTACCCACCGAATCCATGATCGTCAGGTAAGGTGCTATCTCCTCTGCGTAGCGACGTACGAAGTCATCACGCATCGGACCACGCATTTCCGACTTGAATACAGCGAAGTACGACTGTGCGATACGCAGCATTATTTTCTCTGCCGGTTCCTCATTCGCCCAGTACGAAACCTTGAAGCCTTGCCGAACGTACGACGCCGCAAGGAACGAACAAAATGTAGTCTTGCCCACTTCCGGACGCGCAAACAAGATACCCAAGTTACCACGGTCGAGGCCGGGCAGATGCTCACGTATCAGTTCGAATTCGAAAGGGAAGTCGGGATCGCCCACCTCCTCGTCGATCAGGGCGTCGAGGTCGTTAGTGACGACACGATACGTCGTCTTGTCAGAAATCCGACCATCTTCGATAACGTCAATAATCTGACGCAGGGCACCGAAGTCTTCGCTTTCGCCCGTAAAGATTTCGATGGCCTTCTCACCTATCTGACGCGCACGGTCACGCAGCCAAAAGTTATTGACCAAGTCGAGGTAGAGATCGTGCTTGTCAGGACTACCCGGCTCTAGGGCAGTGATCAACTCGTGTGCCTTCTCCCGCGCCGAGTCGGGCATCGCCGGATTACGGTCGTTGAAAAGGGACAGTAGTTCTGACGTATTTAGGGTGGCGGCGTATTTTGTGTGTGAGAATACGATTGCGTCGTACACGTCCTTCATCTCACGCGTGAACATATCTCTATCGAGTATGTTCGACACCTTCGTGAAGAAGTCGATGTCGAGGCAAAACCCCAACACCTGTACGTCAATCGAGGTAGGATCGTATGAACTCATGTCGTTGTGTCCTTTCCATATTCTTCAAGTCTGTTCGTAGAACCATCAGGCGTGTCGGAACGTGCGAGTGAAGCGTTCGTACCATAGCAATCGCCTTGTCAGTGGCGTCTTTGTCGAGTGCGACGAACACTCTGTCATATTGTTTCAACACATCGATGTGTTGTGAAAGAAGATTAGTTCCAAGTAGAGCCACACCTACCGTGGTGCCATAAACAGAGCAAGCACTAGCGCAATCTTCCACAAGAACAGCACTGGATGCTCGACCACATATGAAGGGGTGTTTACTACTACTGTAACGATACCACTTAGGTGTTCTTGCATCTAACGATCTCCCTACTGCATCTACAACTTTCCTTCCGTCCCGTATCAAAAACACCACACGGTTCATTCGAATATCGTAGCGCAAGTCTACGGCCCCGGCGAGGTACGCATCATACGCCCCCACCCTACGCAGATAGAGTTCTGCGTCGAGGCTTCGACCGACCGATACGAACGTGTCCGGCATCTCAAATTCGGAAAATCTATTGGTAATGGAAAGAGGTTGTTGTTTAGGTGTGAATATGTCTTTCGACGTATCCTTCGACAATGTCACCCCCGTTCGGCCCGACACGTTACAATCTGCATGAAAACAGTACCACAGCCGTTGTAAACCGTTATCCGTCACAGAAAACGTATTCCGTTTACCGCAGACTGGGCAGTCGGAGCGGTACTTCGTATTCGGTACGATGTCGAGTCCTTCGACGTACGATTTGAGCCACGTTGGTGATTTCATGTCGGCGACAGTAATGGACATCGGTAACTCGGTCAAGAGCATTTTTTGTTTGACAAGCCCAGCTACGCTAACTAACCTATGTATAATACCCCTTTAGGGATACCCCTATTATGACTAAGATTAATAAAATTAATCCGATAGCTAAATCCTTAAGGGATGATAAATATCGTAACAAGGTTGTACCTGACAAGCGAAGAAAGAAAATTGAAAAGGAACAACGAAAAGAGATGAAGGATGGCACGACCAGCAAAACTCGATGAACCTACTAAACAATACAAGTTGTTGATGACCGTCAAACAGTACGACGTACTCGACAGACACGCAAAGATGCTACAGGAAACTAGCAGAGAACAGGTGTCTGTGGCTGATGTCATACGTGAATCGATTGACATCTACATCGACGCGATAGAGGAGACGAATGGAAACGACAGTAGCGTGGGTGCTGTTGGCAGTAACAGCCTTCAGTAGCGAAGAATTTGATTTCGAACGCATCGGTGTGTACAACACGATGGCAGAGTGTTACTTCGCATCGACAGTAGAATTTTGGGAAGTCACGCCTGTAAATCAGGAAGCACTGTGTATTCGAGTAGAGGATTACGCTGATGAAACGAACATTCCGTGATCGTAAGGGGGAGCGTCTCGTCCCTGAAGTCATCGAATCGGCAGGACGGTGGGAGGTGGTGGCACCCCTGTCGTCTGTACGCTTAGGTGAGACGCCACGCAACGGCGTGAAGTCACGACACAATATCGACTACCCCAAGTGGTCTACGGTGTTCGTATCGAAATCTGAACGCGAGTGCAAATGGTGGCTTGACAGGTATGAAAGAGTGGTGTTAAAACTCTGCATACCATATGAGGTGTGGTAGTTCTCCTTTTGTTGTTGGTAGCAAAAGTAAGCGGGGCTGGTCTTTATCGACTGGCCCCGTTTTTTGTGCTTGACGACGGTGTACGTTATGTGCATAGGTAATTAGCACAACGTCAAACAAAGGAGATTGACACATGGAAATCACAGCGAAGCAAAGAAAAGACATGCTCGATGCACACAACAAACTGCGTAACACCATTAGCTATATCGATGACTGTCGGGATATAACTCTATCGCAAATACGTGACATGGAGGAGACGGTTTGTATACTGCATCAGATTGGCAACTTCCAACCACGGAAAAACGAGGATGGCAGTAGTGTTTGGTATGCTGACTGGGTGTACGCAGAGGATGCGGAGTTGAAAAGTGAGTAATCATCAGAACGAGATGATCCTCGAACGCTTGTACGACGAGGCCATCGAAGAGTTGCTTTCCCGCTTTAAGCCATACAAGATGTATGGGCATCATTCCGCTTGTCTATTTCGAAGCGAAGAAGACTTACACAACGCCGCTGTCGACTTGGCAAAGAAACGATGGGAAACAGAGTATGACTAGACTGTATCAACTGGTGATGGACAGCGCAAAGAACCCGCTGTCCAACATCCCCGACCTCAACACCCGGCATATGATCATGCAAGTTCTTGCGTGGATGTGGTGTATAATCTTTTCGTCGTGGGTGGGATCGATTGTCGTGTTCGGCATCAGTGCGCTTGTCCACGCAATCTTGCTTGCTGGTATCTTTATCACGCTGGGTGTCTTCGAGACGGCGAAACGTAAGCCGCAGTATTTCGGTGGCTTGGGACGAGGCAACGGGGGCGAACATGACTAAACTGTGGCACAGGGTGAGGAACTACTACCTCACGCACGACGGCATAGAGATGCTTCTGTTTGCGTGTGTGCTTGGCTTTCTGGTTTGGATGGCGTACCACGCCGTCGTCGGTGTTATCGAAAGGTTTGGTTGATGGCAAAGGTAGAACGCTGTGAATGCTGGGACTGTGGCGGAGAGGGCGTCGTCGAGTACGAAGAGGCTAGGCCCGACCCCATCCGTGGCGGTGATCTTGTCGGCGTGACGGGTGAGTGTGAACAGTGTGACGGCAGTGGCGAGATGTTCCGCGCCAAAGCTGTCACTACTGCAGGTCTTCGCGCCCTCTTGACACAGACAAAGGAAGCGATGGAATATATCGAAATCATGTCAGAAGACCTCGACAAAATATACACACAGGTTGATTACACTATAGCAGCTATTGAACGCTACGAAAGAAAGGTAGGTACACGAAATGGGACGAGTGAGTGATTGGCTAATCGAAATGGAAGAAGACGCATCACACATGACACAAGAAGAGTGGATGGCAAAACACGGTGAATCTGTCATTGATATGTATGATCAGATAAAACGTAGACTGGATGGGGAGTGTGACGAACCGTCAGAGCCAGCCAACATAGGCTAAATAATGTCAGTCAAAGATATTGTCAGCCTAAATATTGTCAGTCGAAATATTGTCAGCAAAAGGCTCACAACATTGTCGGCTGACTTCCTTTGCGACGTGTGTGGAGAACCGGCCATGACCCGAGAAGACGACCGACTCCGCTGTCCGTCCTGCTGGCTGCGGGAACAGGGACAACAAATAAAACCTATTGACCCGGGGGGATATTATCCATAGGGTTTGCCGACGATCAGGAAACACGACAAGGAACAAACGACATGACAAAGCAGGCCACGCTAATCGATCACGAAAAGATGATCTACAACATTACCAGCGTCTACCGTGATGCTGACTGTGTCCAGCATAACGAGGGGCTTGTCTGGTATGAAAACGCACAGAAGGCGGCATATCTCATCGCGGTAAAATATGACGTGCCGGTTTATCTGGTGGTGGCTGTTATCGCTGCGCTTTCACCGAACAACAAATGGTCACGCAATGTCACGAACGCTGACGCGTTAATCGGCGCGTTCATCAGCGGCGATGGTCTCTTGTCCGTGAAAGTCTCGACCTACAACAAAATGAAACAGAAGGCATGGGACATCTTGGCGGCGCGTCCGGATTACGACGACGCAAAACGTATGTTAAAGGGGCAGAAAATTACGTCCTTTTTTATGGACATCATGGGCGAGTTCAACGTGACCATTGACGGCCACGCCCGGAACATTGCTTACGGTGAGCGCGTCGGCCTCACTGACGACCGGACAAACATCGGCGTCCGTGAATACCGCGCTTTGCAAGCCGCATACGAGGAAGCCGCCCGGCGCGTCGGCCTCATGCCCTACCAGCTACAAGCGATTACTTGGCGCGTCTGGCGCGATCGTCATAACATCAAATAATGTCAGCGCCATGCTTCTTTTTTTGGGGACCGGTTGGGGGTTTCCCGCGCCATCGTTCGGGGGCGGGACTGTCGGGCCGGTCATCGGTTGTCGCGAGTCGCGGGGCGGCAACCGACCTCGGGCGCAAAAAATTTTGGCCCGGGGGTTCAACTGGTGCAAAACATGTGCCATGATTCGTTTGCTGGTGATCTTGCCAGCTACAGAAGAAAGGAAACAAGCTATGCTTGACTTAATCGAACAAGAAACCGTTGCCATCAATAATGCCGTAAAGACTGGTGATGAGATATTTTCGAAACACGGCAATCCGTCTGATGTGAGCCTTTACAGCAAGTATGCGAGGGTGGAGCGGGTGCCGCTCGAAGCCGAGATACCGCTTGCGCCACGGGGTGAATACGAAATCTTAAGCACGCGAAAGGTAGAGAACTATTCCGCTCTCTATAATCGCGCGACTGAAAGCCTGCTGGATGTCCGGCCGGTGTCTCGTCACTATGCCCTGATTCCGCATGATACCCTTTTTGCGAAACAGGCCGCGCTGCTGACCGATTCCGCGCTGCCGACCGATAATGTGTCGGTTGTCGATCGTATCTATGGCAACGGTAAGCGGGTGCATCGGACGGTGACGTTCAACGACCTTAACACCGAAACCCGGACCCGTACCGGCCAGACTGACCTTGTGAAATGCCGCATGGATATTTTTAACAGTGTCGATTTGTCTTGGGCTTTTCAGGTGTTTTCGGGTGCCTACCGTGACTTGTGCCGCAACTCATTGGTATTTGGTGGGCAGAAATCGTATCACCAGCGGAAAATCCACAAGGGGCACATCGATGTCGATGCCATGATGAAAAAGGCAGAAGTGGGCCTTGACATGTGGACTAACCAGCGTGATCAGATGGAAGTCTGGCAGAATAGCCACTGCTCGGAATTCGACCTGCTGCGGATGCTCAAGGCGACCATATGCCGGAAGAATACACGGGCTGCCAAGCTAGACGAGAATCTGGCGATTAACGAGCGAAAGCTTAATTGGCTGCTGGAGCGGTTCAAGGAAGAGACCCCCGAACTGGGATCGACCTTGTGGGCTGCTTATAACGCCCTGACCCACTACTCGACCCATCTTCCCAATATACAGGCCCGGAATAGTAACCGGGAACTTGTTGCAACTCGACGGGCTGATGAGGTGCGGACGGTGATCGAGTCTGACTTTTGGCGCGGTATGGAAAGGAACTACGCCATTGCATGACCTGATTGCCTCAATCTTCCGGCTTTGCTGGATTCTTGTGCTGATACTAGTCATCGTCAGCATCTTGTAACGAAAGGGACTAAAATGATGAAACTACCTAAAACCTTACTCAACGACCTTCGTAGTCTGGCGGATCGTTTCGAAAATGTCGTGCGTGCCGACGAGCGCAGGCGGTTGCTTGCCAAATTTCGCGACGAACAAAGCCACAAGCCTGTCGCCAAGCCAGAGCCGCTTTATCCCGTGACTGGGTTGCATGGTGAGCCGCTTATGGAGTCGGCACCCGTGCCGGTCAAAACTGTTGCGGACAATGTCGAAATCGGTCCGGGCCATCATCGGCTGCTGGCGGAACTGGCAAAGGGTTATCAGGCCACGCCAACCATGGCCGGGAACCTCGGATTTGCACGCGGGACGGTAGAGCAATACCTGTCCGACCTTCGCAGGGCGGGGTATCCGATCAAGGCAAAAAGCACGGGCCGTCGTATGGCGGGGCGGTATCGATTAATATACCGGCTTGACCAGACGGGCTAACTTGTGGCTATAATCCGGGGCGGTCCAGATCGGGCCGCCTCAACTCTTGGTAAAAGGAACCAAACCAATGCAAAGCACGATTAAAAACGAACTGACCACATCTGAAGCCGCCGACGTTTTCGCCATCACAGAACACGAGCTAAAGGTGTTGCGGTATCATCTCGACGCCATCAACAACCAAATCCGGGGGCTTGAGGCGTTCATGGATTCAATGGGTTTTACTAGCTGGATCGGCAGCCAGTCTCCGCGTTGCATCAAGGTTGCACAATTTAAGGTGACCACTGAAGACTAAGGAATCCGCCTGCCGGTGCGGCGGTAGTAGCCCGGCTTCCTCCCTTACCTTGCCCCCGGCCTAGTGCTGGGGGTTTTTTTGTGAGCATTACCCACAATAATGATCAGGCGGTTGAACTGGCGGGATAAATCCGGCGGTTTGTTGTTCGGGTAAGACTGCGCCGGGTGACATCAAACGACAGCCCGGCGGGTTATCGATACCGCTAATAATGTCAATGAGACGAGAACACCGCGCGGGGCCGCGACCTATTAGGCCCGGTTGGTCCCCGGCTTGTTGCAAAACATTTTGGTAAACGTCAGACGGCAGATCACCGATGAGGAGAGGCCCGTAGGGGCTGCTAGGGCCACCCGGGGGGTACCGGTACTTGTATGCAACCCCGGCATATTTTTTGTATTTTTTTGTTTTCTGTATGGATAAGTGGGCATTACCCGCCATACAGCCCCGGCATACTATGTCAGCATGACCCCCAGTGTAGAATGATGGGGTATATCCCGGCGGGTACTAGACCCAGTCTACATACGGATGTTTACTTTGTCAAGTATTTTGTTTTTTCTGTTGACAATCAGTGTCACTAGCTCTAATATTGTATCGTGGGCCGTTTCATACACGGTATATTCCCACAAATCTGTGCAATTACGCCTGTAACCACGGTGAATAAGGCTGATTGAAACGCCCACACCTTCTTTTTTACACAAAAAACAATGAATCTGCTTCCAAAACAATACAAAGAGCGGGTATTGACCCCTCAACAGACACAGTTTCTTGAACTTTTGTTTGAAAATGGTGGCAATGTAACCCAAGCTGCCGTAGATGCGGGGTATTCCCGTGGTTCTGCCCAGTGGCTGAAGCAAACATTGGCAGATGAGATCATTGATCGCACAAAAAACATACTTTCAGTAAACGCAATAAAGGCAGCAAACCGTGTAGTCTCCACAATTGACAATCCCGCCCCCGAACGAGGTGACGAATTACGACTAAGAGCCGCTGAATCGTTGCTTAACCGCGTAGGAGTTGCAAAACAAGAGACACACAACCACAACGTAACGGCAATGCACGGCGTCGTCCTATTGCCACCGAAGAACGAGGTAGTTATCGATGGATGAAAGAAAGGCAGAAGCACTCGGATCAGCCGCAGCCCTCGGTTTGATGGGCGGAATGGCGTATTTGGAAGGCAGCGCAGATGCGCGTGAGAAAAAAAGACGGCAACGTAAGATAGAAAAACGTGCAGAGGAACGAAGAAAAAGACGTATACCCGGAGAGAATAGAGATCGTGCAGCCAGAACAGACCTTGCCAAAGAACGATTAGCTCGCCTGCAAGAAATAAACGTAAAGAATCTGACTAAAGAAGACAATCAAATCAGAAATCAACTTATCAAAGATCAAAAAGAAATAATCAAAGGCAATAAGCCTATCAAGCCCACATCTCTTCTAAGAAGTCTGGGACTTCGTGCCCTACCTGCAGTGGGGGCGTTTATTTCGGCTGTTACGCCGACTCCAGCATACGCACACGGCGGAAAGATCAATCGTGGACGACCAGCAGCAGTCAGCGCCGAAAAAGCGCGGTAGGCCGAAGCGCGACCCTAATGCGCCAAAAGCCACATATAACTTATCTACAAAGGAGCGTGCAAGGCGTGCAGCGACGAAACGTGTCAATGCTGCAAAGCGTCGTGCCGCAAAATCAACCAA